AATTCAGATGCCAAAAGACATCCTGTAAAATGAAAATAAATTTCCTCTTCGATGTCCATTGACGCTATAAATAAATATAACACCATGATCTTCCTCATGGGTTTTTAATTGTTTCCACTGAAACAGTCTTATGCGACTGGTAAAGTTACATTATACATTTTCGGCCACCCCGTAAACATAAATAAGTTGAAGTCCTCTGATACAGCACTATAAACTCTTACATCATACGCCACAGTAGATGTAGTGCATTCTAGTATATACGATGGTATACGATGTATTAAACCATTAGAATAGTCTAATCGCTTACCCGGTATAAACTTGTAGTATGCGTAATACGGAAATTCTACATCTAATATTGGGTTTAATGACGAATCAGTAAAATTACTACCACAACCAGAATCTGTTTTAAAAGTACGATCAGAATAAATGGTTTTAGATTCAGTGCTAAAGTCTCTTAAGAACTGGCCATTACCTGCAGGCCTACCGTTATCTCTTGTAACTGTCATAATTGTAGCCTCTTCCTGTGATCCAGGATGCATACCCCTTACAAACTTATTCCTAGTGCCTCCTTTCATACAAGAGAAAGCTGGTCGCATATAAGATTGTATAGTATTTGGATTATAGTTTACTGCCGCTGCTAAACTAGTAACATGCTGCCCACTCGCCATTAAACCATGATACGCAGGATATATACTTCTTGTAAAAAACCGAATCCAAGGTGAGACTGCTCCAGAAGGCACCAAATAAGTATCATACCACTCATAGCGCTTCATTAATGCTCTGAAAGAATCTATACGCTCACCAATATACACCTTTTCTTGCTCTACTGGCAAATCTGTCGTAATCTTAAAATCTGATTCGGTATTAACCGGATTATCGTGATCAATTCGGTCTGGCGAAAATGTACCTGATTGCGGTCGTACAGTCCACGAGTGATGTGTACCACTCGGCGATGCTAATCTGAAATCATCGCCTGCAGACACGTATACATTTATAGAGATAGCAGTATCAACCGTAGCATCATAATTAGGTGTAGTCAATTCATTAACAATATAAACGCCTATTACACCATTATTCACGGAGTCAGCAGAAACTTGTGGGCCTGATGAAAACTTGTCAACAATGTTAGTGCTGCAGTCCAAATATCCTCTCGACTGATGATTACTTACCTCTATCGTAAAATCTGTATTATCACTAATATCGACTATCTGCGTAAATTGCACATTGTCTTCTCGTGCGGCTCTAATTTCATTACTATCATAAACAATACCTAATCTGCCTCTATGATAAGCCGAACTAACAACTGAAAACCTGTACTTTAAAGTCCCTGTCCACAACTCAAAAGGAATAGTACATCCAGCCACCGGTGTAAGATAATAACCGGGACTAGGCGTAAGTTCACTTCGGAAACATTGTGGATCTACCTTGATAGACTGCAGTAGATCACCAGCCAATTGTGTATGTGACCATTGAAATTGGAAATAATAAGCTTCTCGACTTGCTAAATATCCAATAGACAATTCATCAATACCTTGCAAACCTAGATCCTTTGACGAAATAGACAATCCCTGTTTAACGTCGGTAGCTAAGGTTTGACACGTATCTGTAGTATTAGTTGCAGCCAAATTTGCCCCTACTCTAGGCGTATACTTACATGGCTCCTCTAATCCTGTAGGCCTTGAATAACCTAAAGCTGAAGCAACAGCAGAAACCGTTTGAGCTCCCTTCTCTAGTGCCGTCATATAAGGACTAATGATTGGTACTGTCTTTAAGATTGAAGCTGCATTAGCAACATTCGTTGCTGCCTGGCTAATAGGCTTATCGACTGTAGTCTTTTCTTCTCCCGATTGCTCTTTGATTTTAAACTCACCTGACTGTGGCAACATAAATGACGGATTTGTGACTGTTAAACCAACACATTCTACCTCTGTCATCCAAGCATATATTGTAACACTAATTGTCTGTGGTACTGTACCAATGTCAGCATTCGCATGCTTCAAAGGATTTATTACATTAAACATTAATGTTCCAAAATCTCTAGGATCATCAGTAGGCAGAGAAAAATAATCATAATACCATAAAAATGGCAGATCCATTTCAAACCCTTCTGACAAAGTTGGATTTATAAAAGCGTGTGGCATACAAGACATAGAAACAAGTTCCACTTCATTGCCAGTCCATGTTGATAATTCATCTAATATTTCAAATGGTTCATAACTAGCCATCATTCTACCATAAAAGAACCCATTGCCATTAACAATAGCTTTGACATGTAAGTTGCCTTTAAGTAAATTATAATTTGCTAGTCTGTTAGAAACACGAACATTATCCATATATAATTTCCATGGATATATGGCGGTGCGACCAGAGGTAGCACCCCAATCCAGGGAACTAATCTTAACAGGACGAGCAAAGAAATCGTCTAACTCTATTTTCTCATCATGGGTCCTACCAGCAACATTACTACCAAATTGTACCTGTTGTTCGCCTGGTGGACCTAAGAACTCGACAGCTGGATGAGAACCAGACTGTTCGGTAATGCGCGCCATTAGTTGCGCGCTGACTTTCTCATTTTCGGGCTGAGAATAACCACTCTTTATTTTATTTTCTGGGGCCTCTATAGCCAAGTTTTTCCCTCCTTGCTCTTCGAATCCAAAAGAAGGCGTTCCTGTAGTATTAGCTTGAGGGCTTGTTATACTAAGTCCGTAATTCTCGACTTTTGAATGTTCGATATCCCTAATAGAAAATGGCCATAAGAACCAAAACCAATCATACTTATTTTGGTCTAAATATGTATCCTTCCATTCCTTAACCATCTCGTCATATGATACCTCGAGATTATTGCAATACATTTCTAAACCATGTTTTATTGCAATCTCCTTTAAAGTACGTCTATAAAACTCGTACTTTTTCCTACCATAAAATTTCATTTCAAATAATGCGCCATCAATATTTTGTCCAAGTACGACTTCTTCTGTTATAATCTTAGGTTTCAAAATAGCGCTTAATGACTTAAAAATACTGTTCTCATCTAACGCACAGACATACGTTCCCATTTCACGATTATAAATAAAACGTCGTTTTAGGAACTCCAAATCATCTAGCTTAACAAACTTCACTTTCCGTTCGTCTTTAAAACAATTAGTTGTCCATACTGAATAGAGATTTAATATTTTAACAACATTATCTACATTAAATTCTGATAAGGCTTTATGCACTTTGCCAATGGAATCATCTCCAAAAGTACATAATTTAACCCAGTGTTGAAATCCCTTGGCAAGGATTGTTTTGTGATCGGAGAAGATCTCTCTAAAAGATATACGTAAATACAACGAATTCACAATACATCCTAAGATTGAGGTTATACTAACACCAGAAAGCAATAACCCTATTAATTGTACTAGATCACCATTTAAATCTACTAAATTGTACAACAACTCATGCTTTAAACCATATAACGCTTTAATATCTTCTTCACTATAATTACCCGTCCACTTACAGATATCAATTAAGATATCCATTGCAGCATCCATAATAGTAGCACTTATTGACATATCAAAACGTTTAAAATCAAAAGCAAAATAATTCTTACCTTTAACTTTATCCAGATGTTCGAGAATAGCATTCCATGACGTAGAATGAGGATTTACTCCAACAGCACATTCTGTAACTTCGGTCTGTGTACAGAAGAACCTAGTAGTACTCAAGAAATATTTACGCAATAGTGCCTGCGTAGCAATATTAGCTCCGAAAAATATTCTTACTTTCCCCTCATCTATCTTAGTTCGCTCTGTTGGCTCTATTTTTGGATAGGCTGACAAAAGTTCATTAGATCTATAGCCTGCTCGTAGCTTGCAATCTCTATTCCTTATATCCTCCAATATATAATCATTGGGTTTCCATTTCCCATCCACAAATTCAGCATGAGCACTTTTCTTTCCAGGTAAATACTTTCCAGTAGAAGTTGACATATTCATACCATTCACAAACTTAACTCCGTCGATACCAGAAAACATTTCTTCCTCGTCCAAAGGTCTTATAATATCTTTCCACTTGTCTCTATCCTTATCCAAATGTGCAAATAAAGTCCTTCGATAATCATTCTTTGCCCATTCTATATGATCAGCAGGAGGTCCAGCCCCAGCTTTAAGGTAATTATTTAAGAAATTCTTATAAGGATATCTTTTATCATTACCAGTGGGACCGTAAATAGGGGGGTCTGACCATTCCTTCTTTACATTGAAGGCCTTCTTCACATCATCACTAATTTTAGTCTTTATAACGTTTGAGGTAATAGACACTCGCTTGTTAATACTTCCTAGCACCCTAACGTTCTTAATATCCGGTATATGTAGTAAAGGACTTTTAGGATGGACCACAGGTTCGAAAAGATTGTTCCCGTAACTTTCCAGCTTGAAACTACCCTGCAATACTAACTTGACAACATTATCAACAATTGGTTTAATATCTTGTCTAAGGACCATGACTCCGACCGTTTGCTTGACAGCATCATCACCTGCTAGATGTATACCACAGATATAACTTTGAGTTACTCCATGTCCAATCCAAGGTGCTCCACACAATCCGAAGAAACTTGATCCTTCCCCTTTAAGAGCTGGATAAGTTATATTCGGCTTATCATAATTAGTAGCAACATTCATAGACATTTCAATTACTTTGTATCCGTAATTTTTTAATTCACCATGAATGGTTCTATACCATACTTTAGCAGCCTTTGGTTTGTAATAGTCACTCGGAAAATATTCAATAATGTCTCTTACCGGACCAGTATCAGGGCATTTCAAACAAACTAGATCGTGGTTTGGTACTTTATACATATTACTTTCACCTACAGGACACTCGAACTTAGCATTACCGGCCTGATTAGGGCCTAATTGCTTGCGTATAAAAGTAACAACGCAGCCAATATGCTTTAACATCTCATGTCTTGGTAGAAGTATAATTCCAGTACATAACATCAAACCCTGACAAAAGAATCCACGACCATCTTTTTTAACAAGCATTGTAACCAGATTATTAGCAATTATATTATTTAACTCATCGGGCGTGGATCTTTTGGTAACAGGCACAACATCTTGTACTTTAAAGACTTTATGTTTGTACCAATCCTCGCTTCCATCCTCTGGAACAATCATTCCGGATTGTTCTTCTACATAATCTCCAAACAATCGAGTAGCAAAATTAGGCAATATGGACGTAAAAAATAACATTACTGTAGCAACTGGAAAAATCTTATCACGAAACGCATTAGGTTCTTCTTTCTTTACTTCACAGTTAAATTCAGATACAGCAGTAGCAGTTCCCTCTACATAACTCGATATACTACAATCTGGTAATATTCTTTTAGTCTTCAGTTTTCTTGAAAATTTCATCAACCATAACAAAATCGCAGTACATGGCATCCATCTTCTACTACTTGATAAAATTCTACCAACATTAAAAAAATTTAAACTCCAATCCATAATTCCCACGGCTTGTACAACTTTGCGTTGCCCATGCAAATAAGTTCCCATTATCTTACCTTCAAAATCAGCTGGTATTAGATCTGTGGGTCTTCTTACATAGGGTTCTATATATTTAAACAATCTTTCAATCATTCCAATTATAAATTTTGACATTAACGCATCAGTCCAATCAGATAAGAGATCATAGAAAGCCTTCCAACCTTCTTTACCAGTTCGCATCGCTAAAATGAGATTACTGAATTCTTGCTTTCCTGTCTCAGTATTCAAAGATTCCATCTTATGTACAATATTCTTAAGATACCTTATTTGCTTAGTACTACCAGACTGCTCACTAACATGAGCAGCAGGCGGGTCTTCTGCAACAAATTCATCGAAGAACAATTGATTTAAGCAATAATCCTCCATAGATTGAGTATCACTATTAAGATCTACTTCTTCTGTTAGAAGTTCGTGCATCACATCATCCCAAGATGGTTTCCTGGTACATAGAGTACATATCTGGCTAACCATTTTATGTTCGCAGAATGTTATCTTATCCAATCTCTTGGAAGACTTCACCACTTCCGCCTGTTTCCTAAAATGTTCACCAGAAGCTGTTATCATTATTCTTATTAAATCTTCAGTATCAATATCTACATGAATTTTAGTCCATTTCCACTGGTCATCCTTGGATCTAGGGCATGCTTTTCCAAACTCATCTTTAAACTCTCTACTATTAGGTACTATCTCAGCAACAAATACATCATATAACCAAGCATCTGGATTTACAGCATATTTTTGTTCTGGAGGTATAAGATCATAATCAATCATACATGACAATTGACCACCACTCTCCACACTCCTCTTACAATATTCGGGTTTAACTTTACCCAATATCTTATAGTGTACTCGTCTTTCCGATGCTGACACAAATTGTGTCTTGGCCTCAAAATTCAAGTGAGGATTATTAGTAGAAATACCTATACATGCACTTCGATTGAAGAGAACTCCCTTATCATCAATATCAGCAGCAACCAAATTATGAGGTTGATTGTTGCATGCCTTGAGCAAAAAAAGCCTGCAAGTTAGTCTCTTGAAAATCAGGTCTAGTATTTTCCATATCATCCAAAATGACTCCTGTCATATAATTCTTCCATCCAGAATAGTATTTATCCGCATCGTTCAAAGTATATATATAATCTGTAGTGAAAGGATAATCATTTGCTCCAAGAACGGACGCCAAAATCAATTTAGTAATATACGTCTTACTTATCCCTGTACCAGAAAATAACTCAAAAGTAAATGGCGACGCACGAATGCCTCGATTCGCTTCCATAGTAAAACTTTCGCTCCTACAATTAGACAATTTAGTTAACATCATTCGAACTTGAGAAGCCTGTTGGCCAAAAAGTCCTGGTAATATCTTCTTAAACTGTAAAATTAAATCTTCAAGATCATGCAAGTATTCAAACTCATTATAATCAATTTCATCTCCTCTTTTGAAATTAGGGAAAATCTCTATCAATTCTAAATACTTATTTTGCATGAGATCCAAATCTTCGTCTGTAGTTATAAAACCCTGAATACTACCTGTGCGCACCAGCACACTGATGGCATTTGTTATATACAAAAATGTACTCAAAATACCCTCTATTAAATCATTCTTAAAAAAGAAACTAGTCACTTTATCGACAAACTTACCAAAATAAGCAGGACTAAAAACTTCCGGAATAGAAGGGCACAATATACATGTAAAAACCATAGACACAAAACTAATAAAAGATCGCAAATGCTTGTTCTTTTTAAGCATATCCCAATTAAAACTCAGATTTCTTAATTTATCCACAAAATCCTTCAAACTAATATCCTTCAAACTATCACCATATCTACTCAAAAATTTCTTTAAAAAATTAATAGTAAGACCCGTAAAAGAGAAAGGACATACAGCTAACATGCTAAGCATAACATGCTTCATGTTTTTGTCCCCAGTCATAGCAAAGTATTGTAGCAACATCTTCTCTCCTATCAATATAGCAGAGTCAATATTGCTTTCGGTTAAACCACCTGTTAGACCTACTTTAGATAAGAAATCATCCATTGACTTCCTACCATCTTCTTGCCAAAAGCAGAACCCACTCTGCTCTTTAATATGCGCAGCCTTTTTCCTAAGACTGGCAATATTCTTTTTCTTGGCACTTCCACAATTTCTGCCTTCTATCTTATGTATCTTTTGAATAACATGCTTCTCAGCCTTATGTTTATTCTTACAATGAGATTCATATTTAGACATATTATATTCCTTAACAGAAAACTCACCTGACTGTTGTTGTATTTTACCAATACATATCTTTTCATACTCCAAATATTCATAGAGATAATACAACATCTCATAAGCTTCATCTGTACTCAAAACCCATGGATATGAATGGTCTATAACCAAACCATATACATTGATTTCTAGAGGACCCCATATATCCACATTCACTGCGATATCTGATAATCCATTATCCTCTACTCTCTGAAGAGCTACTATCCAATCTATATCTCGGTCTTGTAGACATCCACCAGTATCTCTCACAATATTAAAGATAACATCCACTGAAGTTGCTGTATTATAAGCAACATCAGTTAGTCTAACTTCTCTACCATCAAGAAATTGATAAACATCATTAAGAACCATGGTATAAGATTCAAAATATGCAATCCATTCACTTATACCATATGTATGGGCTCTCATTCCATCAAAAAACATAGTATCACGTGGGTTAGCAGGCATACAATCTAATAATTGCCTTCCTGCTCTTTCCACATAGTCGTAGCTATAATTATCCCGTCGGTTTTTTATCGTTGGTAAATTTAATTGAATCATATTGGTATGACACAAAGAAAAATGGGTTTGTAATTAACATTGGGGGTTCGATAAAGACATCTTAAGACGGAAACTTGATTTGATACGTTGAACTTTCTAATACAACTGGGACGGGTTTTTCTCAAATTCATCTCATGAGAAGAGTGTTTGAATTCTCCATAATTTCGTTAGCACCAAACGAATTGACAGACTCCCATAAGGCACCAAACGGCCGCCGATCCATCTGTCATTTTAAATTCTCCAAGTCATCTACGTCAGTAGGGAGGGGCTCTCGTAAATCTCCAATTTCCTGGCCATGACTCGGATATCCCCGACAACATGTGCTTTCCTAACTCTAACAATCCAATTCCATAAATGAAACTATAATAAATCCAGGCATCTGCACCTTATATGTAGGATATAACCTACAACAGTACACGTAATTTTCCTGTATTTGCGGGGTCCAAACCGCGAGGCTCTAGCTAAATATTATAGTAACACCACAAAAAATTCATGGTAAAGTTATCCTTGCATGCGTAATGCCTTAGTGATAACCAAAATATCCAAAATCCGAAATGGGACGAATCCCATTTAAAACATAAATAGAACAATGTCGAAAACAATGACATAATTCCACAAAACAAATATGAACAAAACAACAGGGCATAGCCCTGTTGAGTCTCCTGGTATAAAACAAACCGACGACTAAACGGTTTTAACTCCAGTAAACTAATTTCGAGTGCGGCACGGCACTCTCAAAATTAATTGGCTCGCTTTTTATGCGAGACTTCAAGAAGTAATGTATAAATAATTGTATTACTTCTCTTACAACTGACTAACTTGCTTTACGCAAGATTCGTGCAATTGAACAATAACGACTAGTATCTCTACTAGG